TGGTTATCCTGACCATGTCATGGCTGGATACAAGCGCATTTATAGACTCCGGAAAGAAGGGTGCCGTTTGGCATCCTTTTTTCTGTCCAGAAAGGAAGGTGTTGCCGGATGGCAAAGCTAACAGAAAAGCAGCAGCGATTTGTTGATGAATACCTGATTGACCTGAACGCAACACAAGCGGCAATAAGAGCGGGGTATTCAATCAAATATGCAGATAGGGAAGGTCACAAACTGGTAGAGAATAGTAGAGTTTCAGAAGCGATTGAAAAAGCCCTTGCCGAAAGAAGCCGCCGAACTGGAATAAATCAGGATCGGGTTGTTCAGGAACTTGCCAAAATTGCATTTGTCAAGATTACTGATGTTGTCAATGATGATTGTGAAATCCTTTCTGATGTTGATGAAGCTGACCTTGCGGCGATTGAATCGATGAAAGTGAAAACCATTCCTACAAAAAACGGTGAAATAGGTGTTGAACGGGAAATAAAACTTTCTTCAAAGCTGAAAGCCCTTGAATTGCTTGGTAAGCATTTAGGTATGTGGAATGATAAGATAGATGTGAACATGAACATTCCTATTATCTTTGAGGGAGAAGCAGCCCTTGAAGAATAATGAAGCGTTCAGAATAAACCTTCCGGCGATTGTAGGCAAGAGTTACAAAGACTTTTGGCACACCAAAGCAAGATACCGTGTTTGTAAAGGCTCAAGGGGTTCAAAGAAAAGCAAAACAACAGCCTTAAACATGATTGTTCGGTTGTTCAAATATCCGCAGAGCAACGGGTTATGTGTTCGCCGCTATTCAAACACCTTGCGGGATTCCGTGTATAGTGATCTGAAATGGGCGATTCACCGTTTAGGGCTTGATAATTACTTTGAATGTACTGTTTCTCCTATGCAGATAACTCGGACAGACACAGGACAAAAGATTTTGTTCCGTGGACTGGATGATGGCTTGAAGATTACTTCTATTTCCGTTGATAAAGGCGTGTTGTGCTGGGTATGGATTGAAGAAGCCTATGAAATTACCAATGAAGATGATTTCAACAAACTTGATTTGTCAATTCGTGGTGAAGTGCCGGAAGGGTATTTCAAGCAAATAACCCTAACCTTCAACCCGTGGAGTGCTACAAGCTGGCTGAAAGCCCGCTTTTTTGATATACCTGATGATGATACCTTTGTAAAAACTACCACATGGCAATGTAATGAATGGTTGGATGAAGCTGACCGCAGCATATTTTTGAAGATGCAGAAAAACAACCCCCGCCGATACCGCATAGAAGGTGAAGGGGAATGGGGCATTGCGGAAGGGCTGATTTACACTAATGTTGTATGTGAAGAATTCAATGTTGATGAAATCCGGGCAATCCCCGGTATAAAATCAGCGTTCAACCTTGATTTCGGCTTTACTGATCCAAATGCCTTTGTGTGTGAAATGGTGGATAACGTTGCAATGCGGATATACATTTTTGATGAATGGTATCAAACAGGCGTTACCAACAAAATCATAGCTGAACAGATTAAGAAAATGGGCTATGGCGGGCAAAAGATTATTTGCGATAATGCAGAGCCAAAGAGCATTGCAGAATTGCAAGATGAAGGGATCAAGGCAGAGCCTTCCCGCAAGGGCAAGGATAGTGTGAATCACGGGATTCAGCTTATACAGAACTATCAGATTGTGGTTCATCCCCGGTGTGTAGAGTTCAAGAAAGAAATTGAAAACTACTGTTGGGGTAAAGATAAAGATGGAAAGCTGATTGATAAGCCGGATCACGAATTTTCACACGGTATGGATTCTATGCGGTACGGTGTAACAAAAATTCTATTACCAGATGCATTTAGTTTCGAATAAAAATATCATATTAGTAACAAACCGCCTTGAAACAGTGATGTTTCCGGGCTTTTGTTTTTATTAGGCAATAGGAAAGGGGGTGAGGATAAAATGCTGAGTTTTATTGATTTCTTCAAAAACAGGATATCAAACCTAATTTTGCAGGGGGCGAAAAGCTGCATGAGCGACAAGGAGTTTCTGGAAAAAGAGATTGCTCGCTGGAAGAATAGCCCGCAGCGGATTATGCAGATCAAGAGTAGTTTGTATTATGAAAATGAACATGACATTCTCAGGCAGAAGCGGACAATGATCGGAGAGGGCGGCAAGCTGCAAATTGTGGAGAACTTGCCAAACAACCGTATCATTGATAATCAATATGCGAAGATGGTGAATCAGAAAGCGAATTACTTACTAGGAAAGCCCTTTGTGGTGAAAGGGAAAAATACGGAGTATACCGAATTTTTGAACGAAGTATTCAATAAGCAGTTTATGAAAACCCTGAAAAACGGAGGGAAAGCTGCCCTAAATGGAGGCATAGCTTGGCTGTATCCTTACTATACAGATTCCGGAGAACTGGCTTTCCGGTTGTTTCCGTCCTATGAGATCCTTCCCTTCTGGAAGGACAGCGAACACACAATCCTTGATTTTGCAGTCCGGTTGTATCTGGTAACAGGGTATGAAGGAACCATACCGAAGATGATTGAGAAGGTGGAAGTCTATGATTTGCAGGGCATTCACAAGTTCATTTTGGACGGGGAAACCTTAGTCCCGGATGTCAGTATGGAAGAGGACTTTGAACATTCCTATGTCACGACTGTGGGAGAGAATGGGGAAATGATTGGGCTGAACTGGCAGAAGATCCCCTTGATTCCGTTAAAATATAATGATAGTGAAATTCCATTGTTGAAAAAGGTGAAATCCCTGCAGGATGGAATTAACCTTATGCTATCGAATTTTGAAAACCATATGCAAGAAGATGCAAGAAATACAGTTCTTGTATTGAAAAACTACGATGGCACAAATCTAGGGGAGTTCAGAAGAAACCTTGCCACATACGGGGCTGTTAAAGTCCGGTATGACGGTGAAACCAAAGGCGGGGTAGAAACTCTTCAAATCACAATAAACGCGGAAAACTACAAGATTATTCTGGAAGCATTTAAAAAGGCATTGATTGAGAATGCCATGGGTTATGACGCAAAGGACGACAGGCTTTCTGGCAATCCGAACCAGATGAATATTCAATCTATGTATTCTGATATTGATCTTGACGCTAACGATATGGAAACGGAACTTCAAGCTGCTTTTGAAGAAATCCTTTGGTTTGTCAATGTTCATCTTTTCAATACTGGGAGAGGGAACTTTGAAGGGGAGAAAGTGGACATTATTTTTAATCGCGATATCCTGATAAACGAAACCGAGGCGATTGAAAATTGTGCAAGGTCCATAGGGATGCTTTCGGATGAAACTGTGGTGGAGCAGCACCCTTGGATTGATGATCCGAAAGAGGAAATGGAACGGCTGAAAAAGCAGAAAGAGGAAGAGCAAGCGGAGTTTGAGCAGCAAGGGTATAACCCGTTCGGGCAGCAGGGCAAGCAGTTAGGCACTGCAAAATATGAAGGTGGTGGAACGGGTGAAAAATAGCAATTACTGGAAAAGTCGGTTCGTGCAGCTTGAAGAGGCACAGAATCAGAAGGGCGCGGATGCGGATGCAGAAATCGAAAAGATTTACAAACAGGCGCAGAAAGAGATTGAAGGGAAGATTAACACTTGGTATCAACGCTTCGCTACGAACAATGGGATCTCCATGACCGAAGCCAGAAAGCTGCTTTTCGGGGCAGATCTGAAAGAGTTCAAATGGGATGTAAATGACTATATCCGATATGGAAAAAGAAATGCCATTAACCAAGCTTGGATGAAAGAATTAGAAAATGCTTCTGCGCGCTTTCATATCACGCGCTTAGAGGCGTTGAAATTACGAGTACAGCAGAGCATGGAACAGGCATTTGGCAATCAGTTAGACCATGTGGATGCAGCAATGCGGCGCATCTACCAGGATGGATATTATCACACAGCCTATGAACTACAAAAGGGGTTTGGGATTGGCTGGGATATGGCAGAGTTAGACCAAAAGCATCTCGATAAGCTACTTGCAAAGCCATGGGCGGTTGACGGAAAGAATTTTTCAGAAAGAATTTGGACGAACAAACAGAAGCTGATTTCTGAAATGCACAACGAACTTACCCGGAATGTTATGTTGGGGCAAGATCCGCAGAAGGCGATTGATGCAATTGCAAAGAAGATGAAAACATCAAAATACAATGCGGGGCGGTTAGTAATGACAGAGGAAGCTTACTTTAGTTCCGCAGCACAGAGGGATTGTTTTCATGCTCTGGATGTGGAGCAATATGAAATTGTGGCAACACTGGATTCACATACTTCTGAGATCTGCCAGAAGATGGACGGCAAAGTATTTCCGATGAAAGACTTCGAGGCAGGAGTGACCGCACCACCCTTTCATGTGTACTGCCGTTCTATTACGGTTCCCTATTTTGAAGAGGATTTCGGGAAAATAGAGCAACGCGCAGCAAAGGGCAAGGACGGGAAAACATACTATGTGCCGGAGGATATGGGGTATGAGAAATGGAAGAAAATATTTATTGATGGCGGTGATAAATCAGGGTTGCAGAAAACCAATCCTGATGATACAATGAAGAAAAAGCCGGAAATCAAGGAACTGAACAAACTGAAACAGTCCGGTATGACAGAAACAGAATACCAAGAGTATTTGAATATTATCAATAACCACAACAATGAAAACATAATCAAACTGTATAGTAAATTTGGCGATATGCCATCAAAGATTACTAAGGTTACTAATGGAGGTGAATATTCATCTTCACAGAAAACCATCAGTTATGATACACCCCTACAAAGACATATGGATAACGGTATGTCGAAATATAGCACACTAGCCCATGAATATGGACACGCTTTTGACGATTTGGCATCATTTACAGGTCTACACTATAATGAAGTTGACATCCTGAATGATAAAGTCAAAATTGGTTCAGGTACAGCTCATGTGTTCAAAAGGATTCCCAGTTCCAGTGATGAATTCCTTGCAGCACTTCGGAAAGATAAGGAGAAATTAAGGGAAACTTTTAAAAGTGTAAGAAGTGATATACTTTCTACAGATGCAACAAACGGTGTACAGGATGCGATTTGTGGCTTTTTTGGCGCAAAAAATGTAAAAGTAAAATGGGGACATAAGGAATCATATTATAACCGAAGATTCAACAAACTCATTAAGGGCTTGGGAAAAGAAAAGGAATTCGGCGAGGCGTTAAAAGAATTGGGAATTGACGCGAATGATAGTTCCGAACGTGAGAGTGCCTGCCGAATTTATGAAACGGCATCCGAAGCATGGGCGAACATTATAAGTGCGGAAACGTGTCAGGGAGAAGAATTGAAAGTAATAAAGAAATATCTTCCAAATGCATATGCAGCGTCATTACAAATCATTGGAAAGGTGGAAGGAAAGTGAATGATCAGGAATTGCTGAAATCATTAAATCAATATGAAGACGTATTTGGGGACAGTTTTCCTACAATACCTTTAATGCGATCCCGGACTGAAGAGGAAATAATTGAAATTATAGAGAAATGCATTTCTGAAAAGAAAGATGTGCATGAAATGGGTTATTTGCCACCGCTTGATGATGATATACAGTATTAAAAAAATCTCCATAAGAAAGGTAATATGAGTATGTTTAGTGAGGAATGTTTAAAATCATTAAAGCAGTATAATGATATGTTTGAAGGTGGATTCCCTACGATACCTTTGGCATTGTCACGAACTGATAAGGAAATAATTGAAATTATAGACAGGTGTATTTCTGAAAAGAAAGATGTGTATGATTTGGGCTATTTGTCCTTGGATGCAATATATTAACTATAAATGAGCAAGGTTTGAGGACTCCGTTGCAAAATGAACTTATTTTTGAAATCCCAGATTTAGAACTGATCCAAAAAATATAAATGAATATCCAATATATAGAACGAAGCATTCTTGAAGACAAATCAAGAGTGCTTTTTTCATATCCATTTTTCAGGAAAGGGGGTGGACAATGTGACAGAGAAAAAGTTTTTTGATTTAGTAAAAGGTACTGTTCGCGATTATGTCAATGAGCATCTGGACAAAACTGATGGCAATTCAATTACTACTGATGATGTTTATGTCGTATGGTACTGCAAGACTCTCCAAAACTGGAAAGCCCTTGCAAGCACAACGTTGCCGGACGGGATGTATTATGAGTTGACGTTGAACGGCGATAGAAAAGAGTTGTATTTTGACGCGTACAAAAAATTTGGAAATCGCTGCATAGCACTCTGATATTTTGTAGCAAATAACAAGTTCAATGAAAGGATGGAAAAGAAATGAAGAAAGCAGAATTTATCGCCCTTGGCATTAGCGAGGAATTGGCGGCGAAAGCGGAAAAGGCTTCTCTGGAAGAATTGAAGGGCTATGTGGAGAAGTCAAAGCATGATGAGGTTGTTGAAGAGAACAAAACACTCAAAACATCGGTTTCTGACCGTGACAAGCAGCTCGAAACCCTGAAAACTTCAGCGGGCGACAATGAAGAGCTGAAAAAGCAGATTGAAACGATGAAGCAGCAGAACGCAGACCAAGAGAAAGCGCACAAGGCAGAACTGGCGCAGCTTCGCTTAGACAATGCCATCGAAAACGCGCTTAACGCTGCGGGAGCAAAGAATAGCAAGGCAGTCAAAGCCCTCTTAGATGTTTCAAAGGTAAAACTTGGCGAAGATGGCAAGCTTTCCGGATGGGACGAACAGATCAAAGCAATCCAGAAGTCGGACGCTTATCTGTTCAATGCAAAGCAGCAAACCTTTAAGGGCTTCCAGCCGGGAGCATCCGGGGATATCAAGCCGGAAACCAATGTGGATATGTCGAAAATGACTTACGAAGAATTAGCAGCATATATGGAGAACAATCCGGACGCACAATAATATTTCAAGAGAGGATGATGAAAAATGGCGAAATTTGATGCAAAGAGTTTTAATGAAAAGGCATTTGGGAAGTATATGTCCGCGATCCCAAATGTGAAACTGAACAAGTTAAGGGAGTCAAAGGCGATTGTTTCAGACCAAAGATTGCGGGAAACGTTCGTCACCAGCTCACAGACCGGGACAGTTTACGCGGTTCTTCCGTATTTCGGGCTGATTGGCGGAACTGCGTTAAACTATGACGGGGAAACAAACCTGACCGCGCAAAAAACGGATACGTTCGAGCAGGGTGTTTTTACCTATGGGCGAATGATGGGCTGGACAGAGGCGGATTTCTCCTATGATGTAACCGGAGGCGTTGATTTTATGGCGAATGTCAGAAATCAGATCAACCGCTACTGGAATGATGTGGACCAGGGAACTTTACTGGCGATTCTGGCAGGGATCTTCGGAATGTCTGCAACAGGGACGGGGGCAATCAAAACAGCGAATGCCGAATTTGTTGATAAGCATACCTATGATATTTCTGGCGGGGCAACGAAGGAAGATCAGTGTATGGGGGCAACTTCCTTAAATGTGGCAATTCAGAAAGCCTGCGGCGACAATAAACAGAAATTCAGTCTTGTGATCTGCCATTCCACGGTTGCGACAAACCTTGAAAATCTGAAACTTCTGGCATACCTGAAATATACGGATGCAGCGGGGATTGAGCGGGATCTTGGAATGGGGACATGGAACGGTCGGCTGGTGATTGTGGATGATTCCATGCCAATTGAAGTAGTGCCGGCAGTTCCCGCTTCAGAGGGAGTTTTAGCACAGGATGCCTATACAAAGTATACAAGCTATGTTCTTGGGGAAGGTGCGATTGGCTTTGAACCTGTTGGGGCGAAAGTTCCGTATGAGATGGTGCGTGACGCAAAGACCAGGGGCGGGGAAGATACCTTGATTTCCCGTAAGCGCAACGCGGTAAGCGTGGCAGGAATCTCTTACCTGAAAGCAGTGCAGAGTACGAACAGCCCTACGGATGAGGAACTGAAAAACGGTAAGAATTGGTCGTTAGTAAGCAACGGCAGCAACAAGACAATTGATCATAAGGCGATCCCGATTGCCCGCATTATTTCCCGTGGGTAGGAAAGGGTGTGAAAAGCTATGCTTGATACAGAAAATGTAAAGGAACGACTAAAATCGTTTGGCTATGAGGTCAGGGCGGAGGATGCATTCGCTCTGGCCTTTTGTATTGAGAAAGTGCAAAACACCATTAAAAACGAAATCAATAGTGGGGATGTGCCGGAGGGGCTGGAACATATCACGGTGGATAGGGCAATCGGTGAGTTCTTGACGGCAAAGAAGACCTTTGCCCCTTCTGAGATTGAAGGGCTTGATTTAGATTATGCGGTAAAACAGATCCAAACAGGAGATACCAACACCGTATTTGCAACAGGTGAAGGAAGTTTAACTCCAGAACAAAGGCTTAATTCCTTTATCAACTACCTTCTGACTTATGGGAGGGAGGAATTTTCATGCTATCGAAAGATCCGATGGTAAAGGCAATTCAGGCAGCACAGGAGGCGGCAAGAAAGGCAATAGAGGGAACTTATTTTGGTTCGTTAAGTATTACCGAACAAAGAAAGGTGAAAGATGAGAAATCGAAGCTGACAAAGACGGAGCCTGTGGTTGTATTAGAGAACCAGCCTTGCAAGTTGTCTTTTGAAACAGTGAAAGCTACCGCAATATCCGATGCTACGGCAACGGTTACGCAGATAACGAAGCTGTTTGTTTCTCCGGAAATTTCTATCAAGCCGGGTTCGAAAATCACTGTGACACAGGATGGCATTACCACGGATTACACACACAGCGGTGTCCCTGCCGTGTATCCGACACATCAGGAGATTTTGCTGGAATTGTTTGAAAGGTGGGCTTGATTTGGGGAAGATGGGGAAATTTGATTGCAAAGGGATAAAAGAACTACAAAAGCAGTTGGAGAATTTGCAGGAGAAACAAGGTGAGTTTTTAGAATCCTGTGCAAAGGAACTTGCAGCGAGATTACTTGCCAAGGTAATTAGACGCACTCCGGTGGGGGACTATTCGAAGGAAATCACGGTGGTAGCTAAGCGGGATGGAAAGAAGCACAAAAAGGGAGAAGAGTACAAAAAGAAAGTCAATCCAAGCGGAAAGAAAGGCGGGACGCTGCGCAAAGGATGGATGGCGGGAGAGATCCGAAAAGAAGGAAGTGTCTACAAAGTAGAGATTTCCAACAATGTAGAATACGCGCCCTATGTGGAGTACGGTCATAGAACACCAAGTCATAAGGGATGGGTTCCAGGGAAATTTATGCTTACCATATCGGAGCAAGAACTGGAAACCATCGCTCCTAAAGTCTTGGAAAACCGAATTAAAGAATTTATGGAAGGATGTCTGAAATGATAAATTCCATGATTGAAGCAATCAGTGTCGCGTTAAATACCGAATTTGGGGATCGGTATGATATCCATAGGGAGAGGCTTGAACAGGGATTAGAAGAACCCTGTTTTTTTATTTTTTGTATCCATTCAACGAATCGGCAGTACCTTGGGGCGCGCTATTTTAAAACCAATCAGTTTTGCATTCAGTACTTTCCGGAAAGCGAAGAGAAGCGGCAGGAATGCTATGCGGCAGCGGAACGGATGTGGCAGTGCCTGGAATATATCATGATGGATGGTGAGGATAAGCCGATTCGGGGAACCAAGATGAAGTATGAAGTGGTGGATGATATCCTGCACTTTTTTGTGAACTATGATTTATTTGTGGATAAGAAAAAAGAATCTGTCGCGATGGAAGAATTTTCTTCTGGGGTCCAGGTGAAAGGATGGTGAGGAAATGGCAGAAAAAAAGAAAATTTCGGAAACAGTAACGGCAAATGGGAAAGTGGAAAATAAATTTTCAAAAGAACAGTTGGTTGCTTCTGAACGCTTCCGGGAGAGAAGGGATATCCTTGAAGCCCTTCTTACTGAAGGGGAACTGTACACAGTGAAATCCGTGGAGGAAAAAATTGAACGCTACATGAAAGGCAAGGTGAGGTAAGGATGTTAGGTGGTGGCACTTTTTTAGTGCAGAATAAGGAACTTCCGGGGGCGTATATCAACTTTGTATCCGTAGCTTCCGCATCGGCGAATCTGTCCGAGCGAGGGATTGCAACGATGCCTCTTGAATTGGACTGGGGGAAGGATGGGGAAGTGTTTGAAGTAACTAATGGTGATTTTCAGAAGAACAGTCTGAAAATTTTTGGTTATGACTACACCCACGACAAGTTAAAGGGACTTCGAGATTTGTTCCTGAATGCGCAAACCCTCTATGCGTACAAGCTGACTTCCGGGGGCAAGAAAGCGGCAAATGATTTTGCGGAAGCCCTTTGTTCAGGAGTGCGTGGCAATGACCTGAAGATTGCCATTCAAGTAAACGCGGATGATGAAAATTTATTTGATGTGAAAACGGTGTTTGATACGGCGGTGGTCGATGAGCAGACTGTGGGAAAGGCGGCTGATCTAAGTGCAAATGATTTTGTAAAATTCAAAGCGGACGCAGAACTTGCAGCAACGGCGGCAACCCCACTTTCTGGCGGGGAGAACGGCACAGTTGACGGGACAGCTTATCAAAACTATCTTGATAAGATTGAAAGTTACACTTACAACACAATGGGTGTTGTGGTAACAGACGATACCACAAAGGGGCTTTTTGCTTCCTTCGTCAAGCGTTTGCGTGATGAAATGGGGATCAAGTTCCAGCTTGTACTTTATAACAAAGCGGCAGATTACTACGGCACGATCAGCGTGAAAAACAAGGTGTTTGATGAGGGATGGAGTGAGGCAAGTCTTGTTTATTGGGTTACGGGCATTTCCGCTGGCTGCAAGGTAAACAAGAGCAACCAGAACAAAATTTACAACGGTGAATTTGCAGTGGATGTCAATTATAAGCAAAAGGAGTTGGAAAAGGCGATTCAGTCAGGAGAGTTTGTACTTCACAAAGTCGGTTCTGATATTCGAGTGCTGGAAGATATCAATACGATGATTACCGTTTCAGATACACAGGGGGATGTTTTTAAGGATAATCAAACTGTGCGCGTACTGGATCAGATTGCAAATGATATCGCAGTTTTGTTTGATACAAAATATTTGGGTGTGGTTCCAAATGATGGGGCGGGCAGAATATCATTCTGGTCGGATCTTGTAGCATATCATCGCAAATTGGAACGTCTTAGAGCAATTGAAAATTTCGCGGAAGAAGATATCGTGGTGCTTCCAGGGGAAGCCAAAAAGTCTGTTGCAGTAAACAGTGCGGTGATGGTAGTAAATTCCATGAGCAAACTGTATATGACCGTTCAAGTAGCATAGAAAAAAAGGGGGAGGGCTGAAAAACTTAAAAATTTCAGCCTTCCTGTTATATGGCTGTCAGCTGGCAGCAGAATGTGAGGAAAAGATGTCAGATACTATAATGAATTCAAAAGATGCGATTTATGGAGGGCTTGCAGAGTGCTATATCACGATTGACGGGCGACGTTACAATTTTATGAGTATGACAGATTTTGAAAGCAAATGGGAAACGAATATTGTCGATGTACCAATTCTTGGAAAGGTAGGAATGGGACATAAAATTGCGGGTGGCAAAGGAACGTGGAGTGGAACAATGCACTACAATCAGTCCTGTTTCCGCGAGATGGCAAATAATTATCAGAAAACAGGCGTGATGCCGTATTTTGAAATTCAGGTAAGCAATGAAGATCCAACCAGCACTGTAGGAAGGCAGACAATTATTTTGCGAGATTGTCTATGCGACAGTTTTATTCTGGCAAAATTTCAGGCCGGAGAAGAACTGCTGGATGAGGAAATTTCTGGAACATTTGAAAGCTGGGATCTGCCGGAGAAGTTCAAGGAAATGGATGGTTTTGCTGCAAACTAAAAAGGAAAAAAGATTAGTGCTGTATACATAAAAAGCAGTGCGGAAAAGAGGTAAGAATGTCTAAATTTAGCAAATTCATGAAACAGAACAAAATTCAGAAAGAAAATGGGATGTATGCTCCGACAAAATCTCTGTGTGATGAGAATGGAAAGCCGCTGGAATGGGAATTTCGACATATCAGTTCGAAAGAAAATGAAAATCTTCGGGATGAATGTACCATTGAAGTACAAGTTACCGGGAAACCGAATATGTTTCGTCAAAAGGTTCAGTCTGGAAAGTATATTCGAAAGATGATTGTTGCTTCTGTAGTTATGCCGGATTTGTATAACGCAGAATTGCAAGATTCTTACGGAGTAGGAAACCCGGAGGAACTGCTGCTTGCCATGGTGGATGATCCAGGCGAGTACAATGATCTTGCCGCCTTTGTACAGAAATTTCAGGGATTCGATACTTCATTTGAGGATAAGGTAGAAGAGGCAAAAAAATAATTGAGGAGGGCGATTGGGAGGCAAATTTTGCTTACTTTGCTCTCCTGAAACTTCATATCCTGCCTTCTGTTTTTCTTGCGATGGATAAACAGCTGTCTCTTATACACATCTGACGCTGCCGACGATCTACTCTGTGTAGAT